TTGACGCTTCCTTTTGGTCTTCCTCGTCCACGCTTTAGTGTTGTTTTCATTTGTTTCCTTTTTAGCTTTTTTTGAGGGTGGGGTGTACCACAAATATCTACCAACCCAACCAACCCCCTCCCCCCCATCAATCCAACCTACCAATCGTTATGGGTCATAACTAAATTGGTTATGTTTTATAACTAAGTGGTGAGAGTCTTTGAAGCACCTTTATCGTGATACCTTTTTAGGGTTACCTTTATGTTTTGGTTTACCAGTCTTACCTATCCGTTCCCTTATCTATCCCTTACGCTATTCCCTATTGATTCACTCATTAAGGGCTGTCTCTTTACCCGCGATCTCTATATTTAAAATACTCAATGACATACCAGGTCTGTACCCTTGGTTATGGGCATAACTGTATAGGTCAATCATGTTCTCAAAGCCACGGCATAAGTTACCTTTACCAGCAGCCAACAATGCTATTCTTTGAGGGTCTGACAATGTTCTCTGGAAATATCGGGTATCTGGTTTTGATGGTCTGCCCATGTTTTCCACCTATCCAATAAAAATAATTTAAATAAATTGTACTTTATTAGGGTTTGTCCTAGTATTTTTTATTTTTTTTACTGATACAGTATCTTTACTGGCCTAGCAGAACTAGGAACTTTTAATAGGTGTCAACATGAAAAGCAATCGTTCAGAATACTTAAATTTTTTCAAAAACTGGCTCAATTATCAATTCCCACGCAATGCCGATATTGTCCGCAATGTTTTAATCATGCAAGAGGTTCGCAAAATCGTTGAGGACGATCAAGAGGCCGCTTATTGGGGTGATCGTGATTGTTGGACAATGCACGACATGGCGAACAAAAAAATTCAATCACGCGCCATTGAGGGGATCACAGCATGAAAAATACTCTCTTAGACTATCTGACAGCCATCGGTTTAGGTCTCTGTCTCTGTATCGGGCTTTTAGCCTACTTTGATGTACTTATAAAGTAATATTTTTTCAATTCAATAGGTGTCAATAATGATCAAAATCTCAAATACTTCAAAATTAAATGCCCGTTCGTGGAGCTTGCAAGCTTTGGACACCTGTCCTGGTTCTTGGGCAGCGCCTGGTGAGCTTGTTGATGCCTGTAAGGGATGTTATGCCACCACAGGAAATTACAATTACCCTAATGTTAAAGCTCCCAGATTGTCTAATCGTGAAGACTGGCAGCGCTTAGAGTGGGTGTCTGACATGGTTTCAGAGCTTGATCAAGATCGTTATTTTCGCTGGTTCGATTCTGGTGATGTTTATACCCTTGGATTAGCGGAAAAAATCCTTGAGGTAATGATTCGGACACCATGGTGCAATCATTGGTTGCCCACCAGAATGCATAAATTCCCTAAATTTGCCCATGTTTTTGCTCAAATGGAAGCTTTACCTAATGTGAAGGTTAGATTTTCAAGTGATTCTATCCAAGGGGAATACATTGAGGGCTTGCATGGTTCGGTTATTGGCCCAGATGCTGCCACATTTCAAGCCCGTGAAGGGGTTCAATTATGTGAAGCTTATAAACATGGGGGGAACTGTAACGGCTGCAGGGCTTGTTGGTCTAAAGATGTCCCATTGATTGCCTATCCAGCGCATGGCCAAAAAATGGCACGGGTTATCAAGTTAAAGCAAATTTAAGGGGATTCAATGATTTATGCTTGCATTGCCCTAATTTTCCGAATACTTACAAAACGCTAACCAACTAACCCTCCATTGTGAGGGTTTTTTATTGTCTTAAATTTAAGCCTTTATAGGCTTTTTTTTCGTCCATGCTACCAACTATGCATCGATGCTAAAAAATGGCTTAAAACGGGTTTTTATCGGTTTCTAGTGGCATTGTCTCGCACAATCTACGGATAGTTTCATTCAGCGCAGACAATTCGTCCATCTTGTAAACAGACCAAAGTCTTTTCTGCCCATGTATCCCGTTAATGCTTCCACGATGGCAATCAGCACAAAGGGGCATTGATGTAAACCATTGACCCTGGTTTATCTCGTGGCACTCACTTGGTGGTGGTGAGTCGCAAATAATGCAAGACATACTCTTAATTCGCTCAATGTGCTGTTTTTCAGCACTGGTGGGCTTTGCTTTATTTTTGCTTTGCATCTATTGAGTCGCTCTCACTTCCATCCTGGCTGAGTACTGTTCGGTTCTCCAGACCTCGATTCTTGCTTGCGCTGCAGTCATTAACCACCGATATTTCTCTTCTTTCTCGACCGCTTCCTTGATCCCATTGAGTATTTCTATGTAATCTTGGTGAGCATAGGCATAGGTTTCCTGTTTTCCAAGGACTTCTGTACCAGCTTGTGCCATGAGCTGGGCTTTTCTGCTCTTGCGAAACTCCTCAAGATACATTCTGTCAGCCTTAGCTTTGGCATACAAAGGACTCGTATCTATTAGAAACTGTATCGCCTTGTGTGGGCTATCACTCATACTATCTCCACTACTTTGTCACCATGTGATTTGATGTAATTCTTGGTCTTTTGGATGTATTTCTCAAATTCTGACCTAGAAATACTCGATTGTTGGAGGTCTGCATACTCGATTAAGTCCCTTACAGCTTGTATTCCCTCACCACTTAATCCAAGCTTTTTAGTCTTTTCAAACCTAATTGCCGCTTCATGTAGTGCTTTTTGAGCTTTCTCGCATACTGGCAATACCTCTGGCCCTATGCCTCCACGACCAAGCATCTCACTTAGGTTAAGCACATCAACAAGGGTGCGCCAGTCATGGATTGTTCCAGAGCCTTTTGTTATTGACTCTAGGGCTGAGTATTCAAGCATCCTGAGTTTGTCCAGCTTTTCCCTGTGAGTTATCGCTGCTCCCACTATTGCATGAGTTATTGGGTCTATCAGATTCCAGACTTTTCTCTTCGTTCTTTTTCTCATTATCTCTACCAAATATTGCGTTCCATCGGTTTGCGTATTCTTCGTTTGTTACTGAAAATGGTCTTGGTGAGTCGCCTTTGCTCATGTGTTCTTCTCCTTGAGTTTGGCTTCAATGGCTCGGACGAACATTCCCCATGTCTGTTCGTGTGACTTGGCTGTATTGCAAAGCCATGTAACTTCCTCATCCGTCAGCCCTACCCATGTGCGCTGTGGTGGGGTGGTGTACAACGGCACTGTCTCGCCCTGAGTTGGGCTGACCATCTCAATTGAATATGCTTGAGCAAAAGTTTCGCTTGTTTCAAAACGCTTCAAGTCGTCTAAATACATCCATGCGGCAGGCTCATCCTTCGCTTCTAGTGCGGCTTTAATGGCGGTTATGGCTTCTCTTGCCCATCGTTGGTATTCGTAGTCCATTGCTGTGACATACGCTATTTTCTCCAATGCCTCCAATGCAAGGCGTAATACTTCAGTCTGTCTCATGATTGTCCACTTGGGTAAAAAGTCACAACATTACTTTTCCAGTGAATGGTGGCTTTGCAATCAAATTTTTTAGATGTAGCATCAATCCACCCTTTGATTGCAGGCTCATACATTTTTGCCTCTAAAAGTGCCAAACTGATAGTCGCCTCTTTGCCATTGAGAACCTTATTGGCAATCCATGATTCAAAGTTCATGCTTGTCCCCTTGCTCGGATGGCGCCCGCCGCACCATTCAAAATGGCGACCGATCCAGTTCCTGGAGTGATGCGCGATTCGCACACCTTTGCACACGCCTCACGCTCATGCTGTGCTACTAGCTTAGCAAATTTAGCAAGGAACTCAGGGGTAGCATCAAAGCCACCCGCTTGCCTAGTAATCTCAATGATTTCATCTTGTGTCATCTTTTAGCTCCCTGACATAAATAGCAAAACTTGCAGCAGTATCACCAAATGGCAATCTCTCAATACTGGTTGCTATTCTTTCTCTCTCTAGTTGAGCAACTAGATTAGCGAAGGCTTCTAAGAATTTTGGTGTTGCATCAAATCCACCAACTTGTCTAGTTATTTCAACTATCTTTTCAGGAGACATAAAACCTCCAAATTGAGTAAACCCACATCCAAAAGACTACAAGCCCACAAAGTATCAGTTTCCACTCAAAACTCATACATCCTCGTATTTATAGTTAAGCTTGTGGTGGTGAAAGCGCATGGCGGCTTCCATCTCTAGCTCTTTGTAGTGTTCTTCAGAGAACAACCCGATGACATCTCGACCCTCAAACCAGACTTCTTTGATGTTCTCGTTATAAGTGCCATCTTCATCTATTTCATACTCGTAAACGACTGTAACAATCTCGCTACCTTCGCCAGTAGTTGTATCAAATTCCCATGTGTTCATTATTGACTCCTGTTAAAAACTGTTAATTTACTCTTGTTGAACAATAAATCTATTAGGACTTACCCTTAGTCCAAGCATTCTTTTACACAAATATCGACACCCGCAAGACTTGAATAAACCTTCGCAACATGGATATTCACGATCTGAGAATCATCCTTGTAAACCACTCCATTCATTGCATCTTCTACGCTTTTCAGCACATTGGATGCATCAGGCTTCTTAATTGGCTTCTCTGAGCCGTTTAAACAGGCTTCTGAGCGCTTTTTTGAGTACGACTGAGGGATAGGCGCTCTGATATACAGATAAAGGTTTACAGGGGTTTCTAGGATTTCATTGCTACCCATTGCTTGTATGGCTGCTTCTTTTATTAAAGACTCATAGTTGCGGGTTTTGTCAGGGGTGTAAGCCATAACATGCTTGCCTCGCTTTGCATACCTGGCTCTCTGTTTCCCAACAGGGTTAGCGTCTACTTTGAATGTGACCATAAATGTCATTTCAAGATTCTCCATGCGGTTGCTGCACAGAGTGGGACTTGTCCGTTTCCAATGGCTTTAAGTCTGTCCACCCGAGCGGCCACCCCATCAGCCACTCGACCCACATTGGGTTCAATGTGCCACCAATCGGCTTCTGTTCCAAATGTTGGATTGCGTTTGGAAGTTGACCCATGTGCGCTCGCAAACCCTCCGAAATTTTCTTTTTTGTTGTCTCGAATCCATTTGCTCCTTTGTAATCTCTCATTGTTGGAGTTGGAAACATCTCTTTCGGTGGTGGATAAACAACTTGTTCCCTCAAGGTTGCATGAGTTGTTCTGCCCTTCCTGTTGTTCTGATATTGCCGTTCCAAGGCTTCTGGATTTCTTGGTGGAAGTCCGTCCATAACTGTTGGTGTTAGCCACAATCCAGATTCGTTCTCGTTTATGTTTTGCACCAATGTCGGCAGCAGATATAACTCCCCACCGACTGTCATACCCCATTGAGGTAAGGTCTGCAAGGACTCGTTCAAGTCCTCTAGTAACGAGCATTGGACTGTTCTCCACAAATGCGAATCTTGGTCGAACCTCGCCAATAATCCGTGCCATTTCTCGCCACATTCCTGATCTCTGTCCGTCAAGTCCATCTCCGTTTCCTGCGACTGAGATGTCTTGGCACGGAAATCCGCCAGATACGACATCAACAATTCCTCGCCAAGGCTTTCCGTCAAAGGTTTGTACATCATCCCAAATCGGGAAAGGCGGGAGAAGCCCGTCATTTTGTCGGGCGCACAGTACGCTAGCTGGGTATTGCTCCCACTCGACTGCACAGACTGTTCTCCATCCGAGGAGATGTCCCCCAAGTATTCCTCCACCAGCACCCGCGAATAAAGCCAACTCATTCAATTTGTCCTTCTTTCATTTGACGCATATAAAAACGGACTCGATCTCTTGCTCCAGTTCCATAGATTCTTTCGCAACGCTCAAGCCTGGCACGAACAAAGTCGTTATCTTGGTTTGTCTGCCAAGTTCGGAACATCTCCCTTGCCTCGGCTTTCTCAAGAACAACTCTGTCGCTCTCATTGGATATTGTTTTTCGGCTATATGCCATAGGTATTTACTCTAGGTCGCCAGTAAGTTCTAAGGCTTGGTTTATCAGGTGTAGTGGGTAAGGTACGCCTTCACGCACTTTGTCTAGTAGTCTCATGGCTTCGTAGTAGTTCATGCGAATAAAAGTTGTTGAGTTTTTACAGTAGTTCCAGCGTCATATCTTTGGGTATCGCCTTTGGGATACGGAAGAATCTCATAATTCAATTGTTTAATTAAGTTATTCTTTTGTGATTTAGTCCCAACAAAATAAACATATCGATGTTTTGCACTTCTGTTTACTCTTATCTCAGAATTTCCAAAACTGTGTCTACTATGTTTTCCGTATCCACCAGCCATATCTGTGCGTTCTTTAGTTGTTCCAGTAAACAAAAAGTTACTTGCTTGATAAATATATCCAACATGTCCCATTGCTGTATCAGCATAAGAAACAACGACTGTTGGTTTTGGCAACATTTGTAAACTCTTGCTTACCAAAAAAGAAGCGCCATTTTTTACGCCATCATTTAAACAAAGCCTATTTAGTTCTAACACTTTGTCTTTGTAATCAAAACCACAAATGCCCATGCAAAGATTAGGACTTGCTGGCATGCCATAAGTTACAACACCAACTAATTGTTCATCAATGTAAAGTCCAAAAGCATATGAAACTGGACACATTCGCTTTGCATAGTGTTTTTTCAATAACCAAGGCTCAACTTCAAATGTGTTAATCGGCAAGACTTTCATGCCTTCCTCACTACTTCTGCAATGTATTTGCGAATATGGTCAGGCATTGGTGTGGCCTTCTTTTCGTCAGCTTTAATCTTTTCTAATGCGGGATCAGGCTCATTCTTTGATGGAACTGTGAGCCTCACAATGTCTGCGGGATTAGCCTTAACTGCTTTTGTGTTTCTCACCCAATTACGCCAAGTAGCATCCCAATCCAACTTCACACCTTTTTGACCAGGTTGAGCAATCCAATAATCTTTGAACTGTTCAGCAACTTGACGAACATCCAAATCAGGTCTTTCTTGAGTAGCCCAATCACCTAAAGATTTAGTAAGAAACCAATCTTGAGATAGGCGAGAGCCTTTCTTGTTCTCTTTAATGGGTTTTGTGTCTTGTGTAATGGGTAATGTGTTATGTGTAGCATTGCTTTCGGATTGCGTTGGCAATGCGTTCGCATCTTTCTTACTCCATCTGGCTTTAGCAGAAGCACTAGCCTTCTCAGATTTCTCGTCAGCTTTGGCTATTTCCTTGTTTGCTCTGTTATGTATCCAACCAGAATCAGTATAAACAAAATACTCTCGCAATACGATTGCAATGCTTTCGGTATGCGAACGCATCCTTATTTGCCTAGATACTTCAGCTTCATCAAGAGGAATTGGACATTCGTGGAGATAGTACCAATCAAGCAAACGCCTGTAGACTAAATCCTCAATGTCAGAAAGGTGAGAAGTGTGACTTTGATAGTCACCAATGTTGAACTGGTAATAGTGCATTTTCAGACCCAAACATCGACCCTAAAAGAAACAATCGGCAGGAGGGGTCTGTTCTCTTTTCGGATTGGGTAATTAGTCCAACCTAGCCGTGTTTCAAACAATTGTAAACTTAAAAAAGTCTACTGTAAACTTAAATTCTTTGATTATTTGTAATCTGCTTTGTAAAGTCTGGATTTCCCTTGTAAAGCCTTTTAGCTTGAGCATTCATTACTCGGTACTCAGCAGGCGTAAAAATACCCTTGGCATTGCGAATATCAAACGGATTCAGTAGGCATCGCTTCTCTTCTGGCTTCTTAGCCTCAATCAAATCGTCTGACAGGGTGTATTTGGCAATCCAATGCTTACCTACCTTGACCAACTCTGTTGTTAATTCACCCTTATGGCGAAGTTTCTTTGCTGTTGACAGGACTGTAGTTTGTGGCATACCAGTCAGGTTAGCCAACTCATGTGAGGTAAGCGGGCCATTCTGGAGGGCTTTGATAATTCTTGCTTGTGTCATTGGTACATTTCTTGGATGTTAATTGGTCTGTTAAGGTGGTTTTCTAGAGTCCTAGCGAGCAAAGCCACTACTGCGGCATTGAAGTCTTCAGGATCATCCACATAAGCTGAACACATTGTGATTGCGTAATCAAGCAATGTCTCAGCGCACTTTTGTTCAATTTGTTCGATGTTCATACTAGTATCTTAGTGTTGTTTTTTTGTTTGTATATAAGGGTTTATCCTAATATAAAACATTAAAAAGTTATGGCACATTAGAGGTGTTGAGCATCCTTAGGTGCGAAGTCCATCGTGCTAAAAAGCTGCAATTACATCGAAACTTGCGCTCAACATTTATCATTGCATAAAGCTACAGGGACGAATTGCAGAAACGGACAATTTTGATAAACAAGTCAATAGGAGTCAAGATGCCAATTTTGAACGGCAAAAAGGTCGTAGACCTAGAAGTAGACGGAGTGGATAGTGCGGATTATCCAGACTTTAGTGACGCATACTTTTCAAGTGGCTGTTACGAAGACGGAACACCATTGACAGAAGAGGAGTTAGACAGACTCACCATTCTGGCAGACGATGTTCTTTGGGAAATGGCTTACGACAAGCTCCACTAATGAAAACACTATTTCAAACCTATGTGGAAGAGTTTTCTGACATCCACTACTGTCCTTATTGTTTGACAATCAAGGGAAACAGAATAGTTTGCTGTGACGAAGCAGACTTTATCCAGTTCAAGGATTTATACCTTGACCAACAAAAAGCAATCATTGAAGAAGAGTTAGAAACTTACAGGAGTTAATATGTCAATAGAAGCGTTACTTAAAACCAATGTCAACGATCATGTTGAGAAGAAAAATGGCTTGTCCTACCTTTCATGGGCTTGGGCATGGGCTGAAGCACTTAAAGCAGACCCTAAAGCTACCTATAAGGTAGAAATGTTTGATGGCAAGTGCTATATGGAGATTAACGGAACAGCAATGGTCTGGGTAACAGTCACAATGTTTGACAAGCCAATGACCTGCCAGTTGCCAGTTATGGATTCAAGTAACAAAGCAATACCACTTAAAGGCTACACAGCAGTATCTAAGTATGGAAAAGAGTATCGGGTTGAGTGTGATGCTTTTGCTGTCAATACAGCCATCATGCGCTGCATGACAAAAGCCCTGGCACTTCATGGACTTGGCCTATATTTGTATAGCGGTGAGGATGTTCCAGAAGAAGGTAAATCAGTAGTTATTACGCCAACACAAGGCATTGCAGACTCACTTCCACCAGAAGAGATGCAGTATCTGAGAGAGTTGGCAATGGAACTCATTGCTCTTGATGGAAAACAAGGGCTTGAGAAGATGGAAGCAGAGAACCTAGAAGCTGACCAAAAGGTTGCTTTATGGGGACTCTTGCCAAGCAAAGTGCGTTCACAAATCAAAAAAGCTAAGGAAATTTAATGGAAAAGCGTGACAACTCAGGCGTTTTGTTCAAAAACGACAAGAAAGAAACAGGAAACCATCCTGATTACAAAGGAAATCTGACAGTAAATGGTCAAGACTTCTGGTTATCAGCATGGATTAAAGAAGGAAAGTCTGGCAAGTTCATGGGTCTTGCATTGTCTCCAAAAGAGCCACAAGCACCACAGAAAGCCAAGATGTCTGAGCGTTCCAAGGCTACTGGCTTTGATGACGAAGATATGCCCTTCTGATAGTTTACGAGGGGAAAGCGGATGCTTATGGAAGATTCTCAGCCAAGTGATTCAGTTCATGAGGTGCAGTACCACAAGACGCAGCGAGTACCCTCACCCATTTAATAGGAGTTAATGATGAATGATATTTTTGACAACATGAAGAAGTCTATGGACAGATTCTTCGGCACACCAGCTTTTAAGTTGGCACGAAAAGAAGACCCTGTAACGAGCCATGAAGCGGCTCAAGCAGTAGACACCACCAAGATCGAACAAATCGTTTATGAGGCGATTAAGAGCTTTCCTGATGGGTGTATCTCAGACGAGATATTGGAGAAGTTCCCACAGTACCCATATTCCTCAATAACAGCCAGATACAGAGCCTTGTTAGACAAAGGGTTCATTGAAATCATCGGCACTAGAGTTGGTCGTTCTGGCAAAAAACAACGAGTTATGAAGGCAACAAAATGATTGAATTACCTCCACATTCCAAGATTAGCTACCCATCGGTTGCTAACAAAGAATTCAAATGGGAGTCTGGCTCAGATGTTCAGGCTCTTTGGAAAAAACATGGTTGGACACCACCTTCCGAGAAAATGACTCCACCACCACCGGAGAAAGATCAACAACCTTATAGGAGATTAAGATGAGTTATGCAGCAGTAGAAATTAAGATTATTCAATGGGCCGAGGCTCGCAAGATTATTCCCAACAGCACACCAGAGACGCAATTACTTAAAGCGGTATCTGAAATGGGTGAATTGGCAGATGCAACCATCAAAAAAGACAGAGAAGCTGTCATTGATGCAGTCGGAGATGTGATGGTTTGCTTGGTCAATTACTGTGCTCTACAGGACTTAAATCTGGTAGACTGTATGGAAGTTGCATACGATCAGATCAAGAATCGTAGGGGTACTCTTTTGCCCAACGGAGTATTTCAGAAAGACGCTACTTAGCAAGTAAGTAAAGACCCACATTACTAAAGGCGTAGCCTGTATATACGATTGCCATATACATGTTACCCTTTAGTGCTTGTTCACCAGCTATATAAGCGTAGATCAAGCCTGTGATAATGATTAGGGGAGCACTCAAAACGCACCTACATCAATCACTTCACCACGGAATTCAATCTGGTCTTCGTCAAACTTATGGACAAGCTCAGGCCACAATAGCTTGCCATTAAAGAAGTTCAATACTGCAAAACCTGATCTGTGATTGCTAGGATTTAACTCTCCATAGGTGAATTGTGGGCCATCAGTCTCAGCAAGAGTGCCAGTATCAACTCCATATCGAGTGCCGTTATAGTCATCAAATGGCGTTACTTTGAGGCTATGCAAGTGTCCAGTAACGATTGATACACCAGCGTTTACAGTATTGTTATGAGTGGCATGGATGCCATTCTTGTATCGGTGCTTGACAACTACTTTTTCGGTAGGCCAACAAGCCCAACAGAAATCCCAATTAGGGATATGGTCTGTCAACTTAAAGCCTTGAACATCTTTAAATTGTGGTGCGTGTTGAGCCAATCTGTTGGCAAATCTAGCATCGTGATTGCCCCATGTAAACACTAGCTTTACATTGTGTCTCTCAGCTTTGGCAGTTTCCTCAATTTCCTCAAGTGCTGCTTGACAAGCCTTCAACTCTTGGATGACAGATGTTTGAGGCATATCAGAAGCGTCATAACGACTGATAGACGCTCCATCAAATGCATCTCCGTTACATATTACTGCTTTGGGTTTGAACTCTTGAATAGCCCATAAAAGCCCTTTGAAGGCTGTTGAGCGTTGACCTGGTATGAAGTGAGCATCAGAAAAGACAATCACAGTCCCATCTTCTATGCCTAATTCAATTTGCTTTAGTGGAGAGAATGACTTTGGCTTGGTTGAATCGTACTTAGAGCCTCTATGGTCTGCCGCACCTAGCTTGATTTTGTAATGGTCTTCAATCCATCTTCTACGCAAATAAACTGCTCTAATGGCAATCCCAAGATGGTTAGATAGCTTTGCTGCAGACTGTAATTCACCCCATAGTTTGATGAATTCGACATCTGTGCAAGTTTCGTTATGAGCGCCCATTAGATTCCTTGAAGAGTAATTGCTCAAGCAAGTTGATGACCCTATGCTCTTGCATTTCCACTTCCTCTTCTGAGGATTTCGGGTCTTGTGCAACAGCCATCAGATCATGCAGCATTACATGGAGCAACTCATGTAAAGCTGTTTTGTCTAAGGACTCAGGTGTGATCTTTTCAGCACCAAAGTCTCCTAGACGATAAGTCGCTAATCTCGCATTCTCATTAAACTCAACAGAAGCCATTGCTTGCTTGGCAGGCTTAGAGCCTTTTTCTATTCTCCAATCACCAAGAGATAGAGTTTTTTGCCACTTCTTTACGCATTCAGCAAAGAATTCAGCGTCTTGTTGTGTTGGTATGTTTGACATAACATCACTTTATACACAAGTTTTTTGATAATTTCATTTAAGTTAGTACCGCAAGTGCATGATTTATATGCTTTTCTCTGTCTGCCAAGCCAATAAAACCACCATTTATCTTCTTGGTCATGGTTTTGTAGTCTCTGGAATCAGCATATTGGTTTAGTTTTTGGACATCCCAAAACCATCCCGCAGTCAAAGCCGCATACATTGGAGTAGCAACTAACTCAGGGTTCATAACAAAATCTACACCTAAGGCTTGCCCTGCATGGTAGTAATTAGCGTGACCAGTCAACTGGATGCAACCACGACCACGGAATCTGTAGCCATCACCAGAAGCCTCATCCCTGTTTCCCATACGATTAGAGTAAACAGTATTGGCAATCAACTTAGGGTTTCTAGCGCAAGCCTGTGCTTTAGCAGCATCAAAGCGCTTAGGCCATAACTTCTGCAAAGCCTCTGCACGATAGTTTAAATTCTCCTCAAGAATCTTAAAGTTACCGCACTCATGCCCACATTGCCCAATAAAAGCAGCCATACGAAATGGTGTTGAGATGTCAAATCTCTCAAAGGTAGCGTTCAACCCATCGAGCCATTCAGGAGCAATATGGAGTTGTTTTAGTTGTTCAGAGGTTATTGGCATTTAACAAGTCTCTCATCTGGTTGTACGAGTCCACACAAGCATTTAAAGCAGCAGTATTCTTATCCCCTTGAGCGACTATTTCTGCGATGGCGAGGAGGGTTGCTCGTTCGGCATCAGTAGCTTCGTTAGTCTGTCTGTCAGGTTCACTTCTTGTTTCTGAATCTGTGGAGGTAGGGGTGGGATTTGTGGGGGCTGATACACAACTTGAGGGGTTGAGCCGCACCCTACCAGCACGAATGGCACGATCCAAAGCAGACTGTTTCTGATTGATAACATTTTGTGTCTCCTGAAGTTTAGAAGCATTAGCATTAAGTTGTTCAGTAAGTTTCTGTTCAGTTTTGCGAGATTCTTCATTTTTCTTAGCAATCGCTATTTTCATGTCGTTATCACGCTCTAGCCAACCATAGTGGTGTCCAACTCTGTAAGTTCCAAATAAGGAAATGAGAACACCCACTATCAACCAAGGTAAAGGTATAGGTAGCATTAGTCAACCTCCTGTCTTGCAACAGCTAATTGGACTCGCTCATGGTCATCTTCTAAATGATCTGGTGGCGTTGTTGGTGGTGGTCCAGGCGTCCAAGATTCATCTAACTCTGGATTAGTCCAAACAGGCATTGCACCAAAAGGTTGACTTGGCAAACCATAGGCAGACTGTGGAGGTGCATAGGAAGCGTTAAAACCGCCCACAGAGCCGTTATTGCCCATTGGTTGACACATTGGTTGCATTGGAGGTTGTGGCGCTCCAAAAGCCTTTGCCGCTGCACCAGCCGCCCTCTTAGTCATCACACCACCAATACCGCCAACAATCAAAAGAACGATGTCGTTCAACATCTTTGTGTAGGCTTGGTCTATGGGAGCCATACTCTTGATAGGTTGAGTCACAAAGGTGACAGAGTACAGAAGTGCAATAACAATGAAGCACAAGATGCAAGTCACAACGACTACAACAAAGCCCCAAACTCGGACTTCAAATTCTTCAGTTGTTAGGTTTGGCTTCTGGTTGGACATCGTTAACCTTTTTTTCCAAAATGGGGGCGACTAAGTATTCGGGACATTGTTGGGTAAACAAGCACTTGGGTTTTTGGCATTGTTCGGCATGAAAGTTGTCTGGATTCTGGCAAAAATATCGGTAACGATCTTCACAACCAGTAAGCAGTAATAACAAAAGTAAATATCTCATACCATTACATCCACTTGTGAAGCCTTAACCCAATGAGTCTTTATCTCTTGGACTTTCTGTTGGTGGTCTGCTTGTCTGTTCAGCTCGGCTAATCTTGCCATGTTCTGTTGGTGGATCACCCGATGAGCCTCCCAAAGCATCCTTGCATTTTGTTGGTAAGTTGATATTTTCATAACCCAATCTTCCCCAATAAAAGTGCCACAATTTTGTTTGATAAGTCATCAGGTAAGAACTTCAGAAAACCTAGAAACCACCAAGCAACACACCCATAAATGAACACCTTTAGAAACATATCAAACTGTTTCTGGTACTCGTTCATCTTCCACATCCACCTTTAGGACATAGATTCATTAACTCGTTGATGCCAATGAATACTAAAAACAGAACAAAGACAATGCCACCAATGATGATTGCCCACTCTTGCATCTCTTCTTCTTTTTCTTTAGCCTTCTTCTCAGCCGCTTTCAAGGCAGCCATTTCTTTAGCATCATCCCTGTCCATCTCAGCTTGACGAGCCTTGATCTTGTTCCAGACATCAATCTTGCCTGTCTGCATGAACAACATTTTGAGTTCTTCCTCAAACGCTCTGGCTTGCTCAAGTGCCATCTCAATCTGTAGAGCCGCACCCATGTTTGAACCACGCTTTTCACGCTTTGCTTCAAGCATAGCTTTCGTAGCAACACTCTTAGCGTCAAACATCTTGCTAATCATCGGGGCAAGACCACCTATGTCATTGGCTACCTTACTAGCCTTCTTAACCATTGAAATGGCGTTCTGTAGGCCATTTAAAGCGCTTATCGGATCCAAAGGTATCATTTTCTCTTCTCCCACTTGAGACAGACTACTCTGCGATTTAACGCATTGCCAGTCCAAGTCCATTTAACACATCGGTATTCAATGGTTGCCGCCAAGAGAAAGGCGATCATGGAAATGCCCATACAACAATATAACTACAGTAAATGACAAAACAACTAAGAAGGACTGCTGCCAAATACTCAACAGCCCATTCAAACATTACTGCAAAGGCTCAGTCTGTGGTTGTCCTTGACGCAATTGCATTTCTTTAAGCAACTCAGCAAGTTCATTTTGACCAGCTATTGCCTGTTGTTCTGTTTGCACAGTAGGTTGTTCAGCACTACTTATTCTTGGCCCAAACCTGGCAGTAGTTCCAACCATCCACTTAGCAACAGGATTTGTGTTTTCCATTTTGGTCAACTCTCTAAGAACATTCTCAGACCTTGGACTCAAAGCTGCAGTTTTCAAGAATTGAGCGCCTTCTGGAGTCAACAAAGCCTTCATCAGTTGGTCTTCGTTCAAGCCACCCTTGCTAAAAGAGTTAACAATATCCAAGCCTAGTTGACCAACTTTAGATGCTGAATAACCTCCTGTAGCACCCAAAACAGCAGATGCTTCACGAACAGTTTCACCGCCAATAATCGGCGGCTCTGTAGGCTTAACAACACTCATCTTGCGTGTCATCAATTCAGCATCTTTCATTCGACTGCCAAACTCCGAAGCATTAGTTCCAAGAGCAGTAGCCAAAGCGTCACGATCATTTTCACTTAGCCCGCGCCAGTTTTTAGCCATCAACTCTAAATTGACAGTTTCTACGCCAGTAGCATTTGGTGTTTTTGCTTTTGCAACAAAGTCATCAAATACTTGTTTATCAAGAACATTTAAAGCGGCTGTATCTGTATTTTCAACCCATGAACGCATTGTTGCTCTTTGATTTGGAGTCAATGCTTTATAGGTTGCAAAAAGTTCTTCAGGCGATATCTCTGCAAGAGTTTTGTTTTGCAAGAAAGCAGGCATTCCTTGAGCAATTGCTTCACGATATGCTGTACTTGACTTTTCAACACGACTACGAGCTTCAGCAAGCAAATTAAGAGCCGCTTTATCTTTACCAGTAGAGTTCTTTATGGCGTTTCTTAAATCTTCTTTCATGCCACCAAAAATAGCACTAGAAATGATTCGTTCATCAGAGATAGACAAATCTTTGATTAAGTTGTCACCAGCAGATGCCTTCTTGCCAAACTCAGACAAGATTCCTTGAACTTGCTCAACAGTACGCTTGTTTGTAGTTTCAACTGGGCCTGCAACACCTTTAAATGCTGCTTGTTCAGGGCTAACCGCTACTTCTGTAAGTAAACGCTGTTTCATGCCTTCAAGAACTTGAACGGCACGATCTGCATTTGGTGTCATTTTTTCGCTATATCTAGCAATTAATTCATCAATGTTTGCTATTGTTGTAGATGGGTCAACTAAAGGTGTTTTTGCACCATAACCTTTTGCTTTTTCAAACAAGCCTGATGTTTTGCTGTCACGCATACCTTCAAGTTTGTTTTGAATACTTTGAATGATGCCTGTTTTTGCCTGTTCTTTAGTCAATGGAGCGCCTTGAGGCTCAATACCCATAACAGCTTTCTTAGCAGCACCTTCATTCAAAGCTGTAATCAACTCCAAATACTTTGGTGAGCGTGAAAGACGAGCAATATCAGCGGCAATAACAGGATCAGAAGATGCCTGTCCACGAAGCATAAACTCTTCAAAGATGTTCTTGTCACCAGAAGGAAGTAACTTTTTGTATTCTTCAATCTTGTCTTGTTGTGCTTTAGAACGATAGCCACTAACACCACCCTTGACCAAGTAAGGCAAGGTTTGCATTGTGAGTTGAGCAGCGGCACTTTCAGGAGCAACTTGTTGAGATAACAAACCCAATCCACCAGCAGTTGTAAATTCAGCCGCAGCAGTACGAGCAGGAGTAGACAAGTTAAACAAACTACTGCCTGGTGCAACAGCAGTCATCAAAGCCGCAGGAGCGCCTGCCTGACCAATGTCATACAAACCTCTGTAGCCTTCTAACTTCATTAGATCAGGGCCGCCAGCTCTAGAGATGGCATTGACTAATCCACGACTAGACAAAGGATTAGGCTCTTTGCTTTCCTTGATTACATCGTATAGGTTTCCCCAACCACCAATGATGTCAATAACACCCTTTGTAGAGCCTTTCAGAAGTGATGTAACAGCCTTTTTGACCTCATCAAGAGTTGTAGTTTCTTTTTTAGGCTCAAGAACACTACCAACACCGCCAGTAACTCGACCAGCTCGTCTTTCTCTTTCAGCAATGAGTTCTGCCAAATTGTCAGCCATGTTTCACCCCTTATTGTGGTTGTTGAGCTTGTGCGGCTCTAATTCTTGCATTAAGTTCAGCATCACTCAAGCCTGAATATGGTCTTGGCTGGCTTGGTGCAACAGTAATTGGAATCTTAGGCGTAAATCCTGACAAACCTCTTTTCTCTCTTGCGTAATTTTCAAGCCTAATTGTTTCTTGAATAATTTCTTGATTCTTCTCTTGCATGAAAGAAATAAGTTGTCTACGAGCAGCAGGACTTGTTTCAAGTTGAGGAATAAGGCCTTGGATAAACTTACGATCATCATTAGAGAATCCAGCACCAAGTTTTCCACCAAGAGTTTGCAAAACAACATCGCTTGCAACTTTTTGGTATTGTTCACTTGTTGCCAATTTTCTAGCGTCAGTATCAGAAGCCAAACCAAGCGTTTGAAGCAAACTAGTTACTCCAACACGACCAGTAGCAAATTGTCCTGAGATCAAGTCATTGTCAGGCAAAGATGCAAGTTTATTAAGAGACTTAATTGTTGATGCAGCGTTATCTCTTAAGACAATAGCATCACCAACTTTCTTGGCATCTAACTTTCCAAGCTCTTTAACAAACTCTGATTCACCTTCAGGATACTTAACACCAACACTAGTTTTAGCGGTAGTTCTATCAACACCACCAGTAAACGGAACACGAACTTGTTTGCCAGTTTCATCTTTCTTGTATATAAACTGTTGGTCATTGTTAACATCTAGATAAACAGGCTCTCTAGTGGTTTCTGCAACTCCAACTTCTTTGATGTTTGCGGAAACTTTACTGCCTTTATCTGTTAGACGCTCAAGTTGAGTTAACTGAGTAGTCAACATATTCATTGTGCGATTTCGCTCTGGCGTATCTGGTAAATTTCTTAATTGATCTAAACCATCTGTGATAGATGCAATTTGAGCGGCAATTTGAATATCAGCAGGCATTGCTTGTGATCGCTCACGGCTTGCGGCTGCTGTGCGTTGTTGAGCTTGAGCAATTTCACTTTGAGCTTTACGAGCATAATCTGATAAAGAGAAAGCGCCTTGTTGATCTCCAATTTGAGCAAGAGCTTGAGCAGCCTTCATAATTGAAGCTGGATCAGTTTGGTCAATTTGTTTAACAATAGCATTACGAGCGCTAATCAACTGAAGTTGTGGGTCTTCTATGCCCATAGCGCCAGCAAAGCCACGACCTAATTGACCAACACTAGCCATCAAGCCTGCTTGTGCGGCAGCGCCTGGTGATAATTGTGCTAACTCATAGCCTCTTTTTAAGTCTTGTTGGTATTGTTGACCTTGATACATCTCAGGTGTCAAACCAAATAAGCTAGGAACGATATCTGCCATGTTTTTCTCCAATTAAGTCCAATATCCAGGGTTTGCATATTCCCCTACTGCAAGAGGATTTCCTGCTACTCCTGTACCCTGTTGGCCACCAAATAATCCAGTAGCCCATTGACCCAGTGCTTGACCAAACATGGCATTAGGATTTCCTGCCGCAATCAATCCTTGTGCGGCAAGATTTCTTGTTGCATCAGCACTTGTCGCCAAGCCTGCACTCAATTGAGCGCCACTTAAACCTAAACGACCCGCATTAGCACCCGCTTGAGCTTGTTGTTGAGCAAAAGATGAACTCAAACCAAGTGGTTGCTGTCCTTGTGCTTCCAAGTTCTGAACTTGACCCATTGCAGTAGTGTAAGGAGCATAAGCCGCTTGCTGACCCGCATAGTACTGACCCATAGCGCCAGCACCTTGACCAAGCAATCCTGCACCAAATGCCACTTGTTGTTGACCAGCTTGTTGAGCATTAGCCGCCAACTGAGCCTCTTGCATTGCACGAGCGTTATACAAGGCTTGCAACTCAGGTGTTGTAGCACCATAGTTGCCACCTTGAGCAACTGCCAATCCCGCACGACCCTGTTGTTGCAATCTGTTTTGCAAGTTAGCCAACTCAAGTTCACGACCTGGTTGCAACAAGTTCATCTGCTGACTGATATAGCGTTGAGCAACTTCCTCAGGACTTTGAGCCAAGTATTTGTTACCAAGGCTAAACAAACTCTGAGCGCCTGTTTGCAAAGGAGCAAATTGTTGTGGAGCTTGTTCTGCTTGTGTCAAACCTTGATTAGCCAAAGACATCAAACGATCTTGTTGAGCTTTTGCTTCTGGAGACAATGTGTATCCTGCACTCTCCAATTGTCCAGTAGTAGGATTAAATGTGAAGTTAGAAGTGCCAAACCTTGTTGTCATGCCAACAGGACGAAATTGAGCCGCCTGTTTAGCAGCAGCAGTCTCAGCATCAATACGAGCTTGCGCTTGTTGTGTTGCTTCTTTTGATTGTTGCATTTGCAACAGATTTCCTGCTGTGCCAAGACCACCAGAAATTAACCCAGCCAATTGTTGAGCAGTTAATCCATTAAACAATCCTGTAGGCGTAGGAGTTGTAGTTGGTGTTGTTGGAGTAACTGGAGGTGTTGGAGGCGTAACGGTAGGTATAGTTCCTGTAGTTACACCAGTACTTATAGCACCAGGGCCAAGATTAGTTACTGGCGTTAAACCAGTAACACCACCAGTAGTAACTGCTGTAGTAGGGCCAGTACCAAGCAATCCAGTCCCTAAAGTAGAGTCTGTCAATATACCAGTACCAGTCAATCCTGTAGTTCCTGTTGTACCAAGCAAACCAGTACCTAGTTCAGAACCAGTAAGAACTCCTGTACCAGTCAATCCTGCGAGAGTTTCCGCACCACCAAGCAATCCAGTACCAAGAGTAGAACCAGTTAATACACCAGTTCCTGTTAAACCAGTACCCGCTGTAATGCCTGCACCACCACCAGTAACGCCAAGTCCTCCTGCAGCTCCCGCATTGATTCCTAAACCGCTTGAACCCGCTGTTAAACCAGTACCACCACCCATTCCTGCGACAGTAGAACCAGTAAGACCTTCAGCGCCCAATGCACCAGTAGTATTTGCTAGTGACGATGTTCCTAAAGCCCCAACACTACCAAGAGTAGCGGCTTCAGCTAATGCAGTAGCACCAGCAGTACCACCAAGGCCACCAAGAGCCATATCAGCGGCTGCCAATTCAGATGCTGTCAATCCAGTAGTGGCAGCAGTAGCTTCCCCAAACAATGAAGGTACACCAAATGCCAATCCAGCTAATGCAAGGCCTGCAAGGATTGTTCCTTTATCGCTAGTAGACTTACTCCAAGTAGAGATAACTGGATTTCCAGAAGAGTCTTTCTTAATCTCATATATCGTACCACCACCACCTGTAAAGGTAGAGCCAAACCTACGATTAGTTTCTGTTAAATCAGCGTTCTTTAAGTCTGTTATGCCTTCATTCGCAAGGTGACGAGCCATGTCTAAAAAGACTTGTTCAGTAGCAGTTGGCTCTTTTCCAAGTAGCTTAGTCGCTT